ATCATACGAAGGTATTGCTGTTTACTCAACAGGATCTGAATGGATTGTAATACAAGCAAAAGCGCATTAATAAAAAACCAAAACTGCGTAATAATATAAAATATACCGACCCGGGATAGGGTAAACCAAATAGTAATAATTAAAACCAAAACCAATGACACTATTTTATCAGACTAGTTCGTGGAGTAGTCAACCACAAGTAAGTGAAAAAACCGTAGAAACCTGGAAGCATGCCTCTGACAAAAGCAACTGGCGGATCGTGCAGCTACCAAATGGATTCTACCAAACAGAAATCAAAGTACCAGACGAAGACTCCTGGAAAGATATTACAAGGAGAGAAACTATCGAGGGTGCAGAAGCAGCAATTGACGGATCAATTCAATATTATCAGAAAAAGCTAGATTTTATGAAAGGACCTAAAGTTGTAAAGACTTTTGAAAAAGAGTAAATAATTTAAAATTTAATTTAATGGAATTTAATAACCCTAGTGAGATAGTTAAAACTCTCACATTTGGCAATGATGCCAAACAACAAATTATGCAAGGCGTTGAAAAATTGTCAAACGCAGTAAAGAGCACATTAGGTGCGTCTGGAAAATGCGTTATATATGAGGACGCCCTTGGAAAACCGGTGATTACAAAAGATGGTGTAACCGTTGCGGAAAGCGTAGTCTTATTACATCCGGTTGAGAATATTGGCGCTACACTTATAAAGGAAGCGGCAAGCAATACAGTAAAAGAAGCCGGGGACGGTACAACAACATCAACCGTCCTTGCGCATTCTTTATTAAAAACAGTTAACAAGCATTTAAATGAGGAAGAAGTTAGAGAGCTTAAAAGCGGCATTATTAGTGGTGCTGAAAAAGTTATGGTTTATCTTGACAAAGCCAGTACTGAAGTTAAAGGTGAAATGCTTAACCAAGTTGCTGGTATTTCATGCAACAACGACACAGAGCTTGGAGATAAAATTGGACAAGCTTATGAAAAAGTTGGAAAAAATGGAGTCGTTCTAATGGAAGAGTCTGATACAAACGAAACTTATGTTGAGTTTGTTGATGGCGTACAATTTGACAGCGGCTTAAAATCCTCACATTTATCTACGGATAAAAATAAAGGTACAGCTACATTAGAAGATCCATATGTTCTTATAGTATCTTCACCGATACCTAATATAAGAAGAATACAAAACGTATTAGAGTTTGTAATTAAAAATAAAAAAAGTTTATTAATAGTTGCAGACGTAGAGCAACAGCCGTATCAAACATTATTAGCTAATAAAGTAAAAGGTAATATAAAAGTAAATATAGTTGATTTACCTGGCTTTGGTCCAACTAAGCAGCAAACGCTTGAAGACTTGGCAATACTCACTGGCGCTCAAATCATAAACGAAGAGTTAGGAGACGATTTAGACTTTATAGAGCCTAATGTATTAGGAAAAGCTTTTAAGGCTGTTACGGACGATAAAAACACTGTTCTGCAAGTAGCTGAAGCAAATGAAGAAGTAGCTCTACGAATAATGGATGTTGAAAAGCAAATAGCTGAAGAAACCAATCCGTTCTTTAAGAAAAAATTAGAGCAACGATTATCAATGCTAACTGGTCAAGTCGGTATAATTTATGTCGGAGCTGACTCTAAGGTTGAGCTTAAAGAAAAGAAAGATCGTATTGAAGATGCGATATATGCGACAAAAGCCGCTTATAAAGAAGGTATAGTTCCAGGCGGAGGTGTAGCTTTGCTGAATGCTTCTACACTGATTAAGCCGAAAAATAAAGGTGAGGAGATATTGCTTGCTGCAATAAGATCACCATATGAGACTATATTAGAAAACGCTAATATGCAAGTAGTTTATCCTCAAATCAAAAACAGAGGTATAGACGTTAAAACAGGTAAAGATGTTAATATGGTTAAAGCCGGCATTATAGATCCGGTGTTAGTTACTAAAACAGCTTTAAAGAATGCGGTAAGTGTTGTTACAACTATTATATCTGCAGATTGTGTAATCAGTAATAAACGATTAGCATGAAAGCAATAAATCATTTTGTAATTGTAGATAAAATTAAAGAGGAGCCTACGAAAGTTGGCGGCCTTGAACTTACCGAAAAGCAGAACAAAGATGTTCGATATATTAAAGGCAGGGTCGTTAGTTTTGGTGATCAAATAGACATGCTTCAAGACGGAGACATTGTTAGGTACGATAAACACGCCGGTCACGGAATTGAATGGAATGGCGACCTATATTATGTGTTAAAGATTTCAGATATAGTGCTTATAGAATGAGGCTAACTGGAACTGACCTGCAAGATATGAATTTGTTAAAGTATTACAGGCTTATCAGAAGATGGGCCTGTAAGACTTACGATTTAAAAGACGCAGATTTAGAGCTTCTTATATACTTAGATTGCAAAAAGCTTTTTACACGTAATGATTTTATTAACGGTGTTTACACTTACAGCTGGGATAAAAACCGGTGGGAACGCTTAAGGCGGAATGGCTGGATTGATGTATTTAAAGAAAGAAACCGTACTACGTCTAAGTATGCTGTTTATAAAACATCAAATAAGTGTAAGCTACTAATTAAAAGAATATACAGAATAATGTTAGCAGAAGAAGATTTGCCAACATCTGAGAGAAGTACATTTTATAAAAACAAAACATATACCGATAAAGTTTATAACAAAGCTATTGACGATATGATTAACGATAAAGAAAGATAGTATGGGACCAAAAGGTATAGGGCCAAATAGACTAGGTGCACCAAAAGCTGCGGCTAAGCAGACAGGCAAATCGATGAACGCGGAGAAATTAAAGCCTTTGGGCAAAGAAATGATCGCGGAGAAGCTAAAGCCTTTGGGCAAAGAAATTATTAAATCAGAGCCTAAGCAAACGTACAGTAAAGAACTAAAAAGATTACCTACAAAAAAAGTATCTACTTTAGAATCAAAAGGTATCGTTAATACAGACAACAGCATGCCAACGTCCAACGCTGACATGAGTTCTATTAAGCCTAAAAATAATACCTCTGTTGACAAAAAACAATTACGTAAAGTTAAAAAAGGTCTTATAAAAGAACAGCGTAAAAAATTTAAAGAAGCTAAAAAAGAAATTAAAAGCTATACCGATTACTAATGAGTTTTAAATTAAAGTCTAAAGGCGAGCTTTTCGGCTACAACGAAGAATTATCTGAGTTTGGTAGGCCAGTGTTTGAAAAAGATTTAGGCGATGGTATTATAGCTGAAGCTAATCGCGACGGCACCACATTTGTAAATGAAAATGCAAGTGAAAAAGAAAAGCGTGATTCTATTCCTGAAGAGAATGCTCATCACGACCAAATGATAACAGGGCGTTTGCAATACACAAACGAAGAAGTCACTTGGAAAAAAGATACAAAGTCACCAGCTAGAGTATATCAGCGGCTTGGTGGAAGAATAGTAAATAAAACAACAAATGAGCCGGAAGGCGGTAACCTTGAATGGGAAGCCGAGGCTAAAAAAGCATAATTATGGCAAACCCAATTACAGCAATAGCATCTCGCTCATGCGCGAAGAACTCTTTACTTAAACAAACCGAAGATGATTTATCTGCAGGATCATCTACTACAGAGGTGTCAACAACATCAGACATTCCGATAGCTTCTACAAATGGATCTGATATTTATGGTAGCCGAACCGACACTACAATAACTTCGCCAGGCTCAGAGGGAACCACTAAAACAAAAAAGAGACTTTCGTATAGAGAAGCTTATGATCAAGACATAGATGGTGTGAGAACAACTGGTATGTACAAAGATTATAATGCCTACGTTGCGGACAGAGAGGGGCAGCGTAAAAAAGATCCTGAAGGATTCGAAGCTGGTATGGTTGCGGCCACTGGCGTATCCGGGGGACCTGGAGAAGTAACAATCACAACGCCAGGCGAGGACCCGAATAAAGAAAAACAAGATCCAGAGGTAACCCCTGACTATGAGGATGCTCAAGGTATGAGCACTTTTGATATTCGTAAAGATTTCCGTAGACAAAAGATTGCGGAACGTTTGTCTGGCAAGTCAGAAAAACAAGCTAGAAGATATGCAAATAGAGCAGAGCGTTTAACGAAAAGAGGTAAAACAGAAAAAGCCGGTATATTTGATAGAAAAAGCAAGCTAGCGTCTAGTAGGGCTGAAAATATAAGAGACAGATTAAAGCAATTTAAAGTGCAGCAAGACCAAGGTGGGCATGGCACGTCATCTCACAAAACTATAAAAACAAGAGAAAACCTTGATGCTGCTAAAGAAAGAATTACAGATAACCCTAAGAATTTTGCTGGAAATGATCCCACTGATTTTCAGCGGGCTGGTGAAAATATAGCAAAGATTGCTAAAGATGTTAAAGAAAAAGGATTAGGCGCCGCGAAAGACGTGGGTGATCTTGTAGGTAATTTTTTAGGCGCTGCCCCGAAAAAAACAGTATTAAAGAAAAACTACTTTAATAAATAATATATGTATAATCAAGAACCAGCAAGTTCTATGGTGCAAAAGCTCCGTAAGACTACAAAAGGAAAAGGTAGACATTTTTTGACAGCTGAAGAAGGCGCTGGTATGACGGCTGCTGGCCGAAAAGCTTACAATAAAAAGACAGGTGGTAATCTTAAAGCCCCTCAACCAGGGGGTGGTAAAAGACGAACGTCTTATTGCGCTAGATCAAAAGGCCAAATGAAACAACACGGCATCAACTGTTCAAAAACACCAAAGAAAAGAATTTGCGCTGCAAGACGCAGATGGAAATGCTAATATTATGAAATCACAAGGTTTAGGCGATACAGTGGAAAAAATTACTAAAGCCACAGGAATTAAAACCGTGGTTGATAAGGTATCTGAGGGTTTGAACATTCCCTGTGGATGTCAGCATCGTAAAGAAAAGTTAAACAAAATGTTTCCTTATAAAAAATAATACAATGGGATATAATAAACCAATTACAGCAAGAATTCAACATTCCACAAATAAGGGAATGAAAGTACAAGACCCTTTACTAGATTTAGGTTCTGCAGTAAAAAAAACAGAAATAGATTACAGCCCTGACGAAGGCTTAATGAGCGGCGTTGAAAACAGCAAGTTTGTAGACGTGGCCGAGCCTTTAAAAGAAGGTATGGATTCCATTAAAGAAGGTAATGAGCAGCCAGAAAGCAATGAGGAACCTCCTAAAGCAACTGCTAAGCAAACAAAAGGTCAAACAGATAAATTTGGCCCAAGCGGTAGCGAGCCAAATCCAGGTCTTTACGCCGCTATTGTAAAAGAAGCTAATAAAAAATAGTAATGAAAAAAATATGGGAATGGCTTACCGGCGGAGTAATTAAAGAAGTCGGTGATGTCATTGATAAATTAACTACAACTAAAGAAGAAAAATTAGAAGCTCAGCGATTAATAACTGAGATACTAGAAAAAGCAGATAAAGAAGCGCAAGAGCAAGTAACAGCAAGATGGGAAGCGGATATGAATTCAGATTCGTTTTTATCTAAAAACATAAGGCCTATGGTTCTTATATATTTGACTGTTATATTTACAGCACTATGTTTTTTTGATGGTAATATAGGAGAGTTTAAAATAGCTGAAGACTATATACCAATTTTTCAATCTTTATTAATAACAGTCTACGGGGCGTATTTTGTTGGGCGTACCTGGGAAAAAGCAAAGAAATCCAGCAATAATAATTAAATTAAATCAAATGGCAAAAGAAGTAAATTTAGTACCTGAAAAACTAACAGCAGAAGAACTAGAAGTTCTAACAAACATTATTAAACAATTAAATAGTGTTCAATCGCAGATCGGCGGATTAGAATTACAAAAGCATGAGCTGCTACATACATTTGCTCAAGTTAAAACAAAGCTTGATGAGCAACAAAAAGAGTTGCAAGATAAGTATGGAGATAAGGTGATTGATATTAATACCGGCGAATTACGTGAGCCTGCTAAGGAAGATTAGTATAGGGAAAGACTATAAAAATGACGCCATGCACTATTCTGTTGGTCAGGAAGTGTATGGCGGTCATACCATAGTTAATATTATAGAAGAAGAAGAAAAGTATTCTATCTATATTCAAAAAGGTAGTGACGTAATACCTTGGAAAGATTTCAATAAAAATATGGCAATAGCCATAGAGTACAATATTGATTACTAATGAAAGGCGTTTTTGATTTTGTTATTATGCCTAAAGAAGATAGGTATAACAATACAAAAACAATAGGTGGCCAAGAATTAATACTTAATACAGAATTACAAAACCATAATTTTGTTTCAAGAATAGGTATTGTTATAGCTACGCCAGCAACCAATCCGACGGGTATATGTAAAGGTGATGAGGTTATACTACACCACAATGTATTCCGTAGGTTTCGAGATATTAGAGGCGAAGAAAAAAATAGCAGGAGTTATTATAAAGACAATATGTATTTTGTTTCACCAGATCAAATATTTGCGTACAAGCGTATATATAAGTGGATCCCGCTAGATGGGTTTAACTTTGTTAAGCCACTAAAAGAAAATAAAATGTTTTCAATCAACTTTGAAAAACCATTAATGGGAGTGCTTAAATATAAGGACCCTAGTTTGAAAAGTGTTAAAGAAGGTGATCTTGTAGGTTTTAGACCTGGCGCAGAGTACGAGTTTATTATAAATAAAGAAAAATTATATCGTGTTCCAACAAATTTAATTACAATCAAATATGAATATCAAGGAGACGAAGAAGAATATAATCCAAGCTGGACAGCGAGCAGTTGAGGAGTTAATAAAGGTAGCTAAAGAACCTATAGTTGATTCAGACGATGATATATCTGCTGATAGACTTAAGAACGCTGCTGCTACAAAAAAGCTAGCTATATTTGATGCGTTTGAAATATTAACGCGTATTCAAGAAGAGGAAGCTATACTTGAAAATAAACCTGTAGAGGAAGAAAAGAAAAAAGCTTTTTCAGGGTTTGCAGAAAGACGATCTAAGTAATGTACGAGCAAACTTTATATAGCATAATAACACCCATAAAGCAAACCACAATATCTAGGTTAAATAAAAGCAAAAAATGGAGTTACGGTTATAACAAAGAGCATGATATTGTTGTTATAAGCAAAAACGGTCAAATAGGTGACATATATCAGATACAAAATTTAAAGATAGCGTTACCTAAAACTCCAGCTAAAATAAATAAATCAAATGACAGATGGGTTGTTGAGGAATTGCCAAAGGAACTAAAACGAATACAAAGCGTTTTTGATTGGCGCGATTATCCTGACGACTTTAAAGAAAAATGGGAACCATATATAGATGAACAATTCAGACGCCGCGAAGACGGCCATTGGTTCAATAATAAGGGTGTGGGCACTTACGTTACTGGCACTCACTTTATGTACTTGCAATGGTCTAAAATTGACGTTGGGCACCCAGAATTTAGGGAAGCCAACAGATTATTCTTCATCTTTTGGGAAGCTTGCAAAGCAGACCAGAGATGCTACGGTATGTGTTACCTCAAAAATAGACGTTCAGGATTTTCATTCATGGCAAGCGGTGAGACCGTTAACATGGCTACAATATCAAGCGATGCGCGATTCGGAATATTATCAAAGTCCGGTTCTGACGCTAAAAAAATGTTTACAGACAAGGTAGTACCAATATCTGTAAACTATCCATTTTTCTTTAAGCCAATACAAGACGGTATGGACCGTCCGAAAACAGAGCTAGCGTATAGAATACCAGCTTCAAGGCTCACAAGGAAGTCAATACAAAACAAACAGGATCAAGAGTTGTTAGAAGGATTAGATACAACTATTGACTGGAAAAATACAGGTGATAACAGCTATGATGGTGAAAAACTAAAACTGTTAGTACACGATGAAAGCGGTAAGTGGGAAAAGCCAGATAACATATTGAATAACTGGCGCGTAACAAAAACTACATTAAGATTAGGTAGCAGAGTTATAGGTAAGTGTATGATGGGATCAACATCAAACGCGCTAGACAAAGGTGGCGAAAACTTTAAAAAACTTTATAATGACTCAGACGTTACAAAACGAAACCGCAATGGACAAACTAAGTCAGGATTATATTCTTTGTTCATACCTATGGAATGGAACTACGAGGGATTCATTGATTCTTATGGAATGCCTGTATTCGAAACCCCATCAGCAGATTGCATTGGCCCACACGGCGACGCTATCGAGGTCGGGGTCATCGAGCACTGGGATAATGAGGTAGAAGGATTAAAAGGCGATCAGGACGCTTTAAATGAGTTTTATAGGCAGTTTCCGCGTACAGAGGAGCATGCGTTTCGTGATGAAACTAAAAATAGCATATTTAACTTAGTAAAAATATACGAACAAATAGATTATAACGAAGATTTAAAAAGCTCAGGCGTTATAACAACAGGTAGCTTTAATTGGGAGCATGGCGTTAAAGATTCTAAAGTAATGTTTAGCCCAAACCCTAATGGTAGATTTAAAGTTTCTTGGGTGCCTAAAGTTGCATTGCAAAATAAACAGGTAATTAAAAATGGTATAAAGCATCCAGGTAATGAGCACATAGGTGCTTTTGGGTGTGATAGCTACGATATATCGGGAACTACGGACGGACAAGGTTCTAAAGGATCTTTACACGGGTTAACAACTTTTAGTATGGAAGATGCGCCGCCAAACACATTTTTTTTAGAATATGTGGCCAGGCCGCAAACAGCTGAAATGTTTTTTGAAGATGTGCTTATGGCTTTAGTGTTTTACGGAATGCCATTGCTTTGTGAAAATAACAAACCTCGATTGCTTTATTACTTAAAGCGAAGAGGCTATAGAGGTTACTCTATGAATAGACCGGATAAGTTATATAACAAACTTTCGGTTGCAGAAAAAGAAATAGGCGGTATACCTAACTCGTCTGAAGATATTAAGCAGGCACACGCTGCTGCTATCGAAACATATATACAAAGCCACGTTGGCGTTAAAGGAGATGGTGAGTACGGAACAATGTACTTTAATCGTACTTTAAACGATTGGGCTAAGTTTGATATAAACAAAAGAACAAAATTTGATGCAGCTATTAGTTCAGGGTTAGCGATAATGGCATGCAATCGGCACTTATATAGGCCTAACCCAAGAGTTGAGAAACCAAAGTTAAATTTAAGTATTGCAAGATACAAAAACACCGGTGGAATATCGGAAATAATAAAATAAAGTATGGCTGAGTCAGTTATAAATAGTTTTTTTCCAAGCCAAGTTGCTAGCGACCAAGAAAAAATGTCGCCTGAATATGGTTTAAGAGTCGGTAGGGCAATTCAAGACGAATGGTTTAAGTCCGATTCTGGCACTAATAGATATAGAAGTAATCAAAATACATTTCATAGATTAAGGCTATACGCTAGAGGCGAGCAATCAATACAAAAATATAAAGATGAATTATCTATTAATGGTGATTTATCATATTTAAATATAGATTGGAAGCCAGTTCCAATTATACCTAAGTTTGTTGATATTGTTGTAAATGGTATTTCAGAAAGAGCTTTTGATATAAAAGCATATTCGCAAGATCCATATGGCGTTGCAAAACGCACAGAATATTTAGCTAGTATAATCAGAGATATTCAAACAAAAGAATTAAATGAGTTTGCTAAAGATAATTTTGGAGTAAACTTATACGAAAACCAACCTGAAACTTTACCAGAAACGCAAGAAGAGTTAGACGTGCATATGCAGCTAACTTATAAGCAAGCGGTAGAGATTGCGGAAGAGCAAGCCATAAATGTATTACTAAATGGCAATAATTATGATTTAACAAAAAAGCGAGTAATATATGATTTAACCACCATAGGTATTGGCGCTGTTAAAAATAGATTTAGTAAGTCAGAAGGTGTTGTAATTGATTATGTTGATCCTGCTAATTTAGTCTGGTCATATACGGATTCACCTTATTTTGATGATATATATTATTGTGGCGAGGTTAGAAACGTACCTATTAACGAGATTAAGAAACAGTTTCCCGATTTAACAGATGAAGATTTAAAAAGAATATCCGAACAAGGTTATCAAAATAAC